GGACTCCAGAGTTATTTAAAGTCAGTTTCGTTGTTCCTGCTGTGCGAAATACGAAAGACGAAGCGTCCAGTGTTAATGATGCAAGAGTGCCAGAGTTGTCAGAATACGCAGCTATGACACCGCCACTTGAATAGTAGTTGTACAACCCACCACTTGCCGCGTCGAATGCTGAAAGTCCACCAGCCGAAACAGTGAATAATCCTGCCTTGTGATATCCAACATTTGACAGATTCCCCGAGTCGTCGAGGGTCACCGTCGGAGAATCCGCGCTGTTGCGAATCTGGATTCCTCCCGCCTTTAGGAATCTCATGTCACCCTTGAAGGTGTTGAGATCGTACCACTCGATCACGCCGCTCCTTGAGTCAGCGGTGCCGGTCGGAACGCTGAAACTCAACCGATTCGTGTGACCAGCAGTGGTTGACGCTGTCTGGAATCGCGTCTCGTTGTTGACCAAAGAATAGACGTGGAATCGGTATGCAGGCGTCACTCCCAACCCAAGGTTGCCGGAGGAGTTCAACCGCATTCGCTCCGTTCCCTGCGTGTAAAACGTGAGGTTGTTCCATCCGGCCAGTGACAACCCGTCGATGGCGGTCTCGTACTTGAGGTACTGGCTTCCGAGTCCGTTGTCCCATGTCAGTGCAGTGCCATTTCCTCCAGACAGCAGAATGTTCCCATTGGTGTGGATCTTCTGAGTCGGACTCGTGACTCCGACGCCCAGTCGGCCCGAGGCGTCGAGGGTCATCGATGTCTCCATCGTTGCGGCACCTCCAGCGGTTGGGCTCGCATTTGTCGATCGCTGCCAGTTGTGCGTTCCAGCTACTTGAAAATATCTAGTGGCCGCAGCGGCATTGATGAACTTGTCCGAGCCGTCGTTGTAAAAGTTGTTTGCGAACTGACTGTAACCCAAAAAATCAGCGATGGATGAGTACGAGCCGATTTGAAATGCTCGAATCGAAGAATTCCAAGCCTTAGGCGTCACCCCCAACCCAAGGTTGCCGGAGGAGTCGATTGTAACTCTAGGCTGACTGTTTGTTCCAAGAATCAGCGAACCGGTGGATTTGGTTCCGTAGATCTGGAACGTGTCTAAGTCCCAGTTGATGTAAGCCTCGCGCACTCCGTTCCGGTAGTATTCGTGCCGCGCATCGGAGGCAGCCGCTGTCGAGAATCGAGCCTGCGCCGCAGCGCCTTCGACGTTCAATATGGCAGCAGGCGTCGCCGTCCCGATGCCAAGGCGGCTGTTCGAGTTGTCCCAGAACAGGTTCGACGAGCTGTTGATCGCCGACGTGCCGTTACCGAACAGCACCTGCCCAGCGGTGAACGTCGTGGCTCCGGTGCCGCCGTTGCCGACAGGCAGTGTTCCGCTGACGCCGGTGGTCAGTGAGAGGCCGGTGCAGCTCGACAGGTTACCGCTGGTAGGCGTTCCAAGAGCAGGAGTGACGAGCGTCGGGCTGGTAGCCAGCACAACATCGCCGGTTCCGGTGACAGCCTTGAACCCGATGGCCGTCGTGGAGGAGGCGTAAGGAATCTGACCAGCGGTGTAAGCACTCGACTGCGCGAAGTGGAACACCCCACCCGACAGCACCATGCCGTTGCCTGCGGTGTAGGAACCGGCTTGGGAGAACTTGGTCCACTCAATGTCAACCGAACCAATGGTTCCGCTGTCCACCTGACAGACCCATCCGGAATCCGCGTTGGTGCCCTGCTCGACGAAGGTGAATGCGCCAACCAGCTTGGCCACGGTGTCCGCATCCAGCGAGCGGGTCATTGCCGACGAAGCGCCCTGCCACAGATAGATGCCGTTCTGAGTCTTGTTAGTCTGATCCTTGACCAGAACACGACTTCCAACCGTGGATATGGTCACTCCACCGATGGATGAAGTCGGAGCACTTAGGTCGATGTTTGCGGTGGTAGCGGTGAGACAGCTTGCCTTGACGTCCAGACCCTGCGCCACCTCGTCAACGTACTTGCGGTTGGCAGCATCGGTGGCATCCACCGGATCCGCGAGGCCAGTGATCTTGAATCCGCCCATTGCGACATCCGCCCCAGCAGCGCCGAATCCGCTAAGAGGAATCGAAGTCTTAGCAGTCGCAACTGGGTTGTTTGAGGCATCTCCAAGATAGAATTGTCCCGTAGCCAGAGCCAACCGAGCCAGAGGAAGCAGACCGCTTGTGATGTTTGCGGCGTTCGTCGTGTCAGTCGTAGCAGACGCAGCAAGACCGGAGACAGAACTCGAAGGAATCGTGGCGGACCAGACAGGGGTGCTGCCGTCCGATGTCAGGATACGACCGGCAGCTCCAATGGTAAGGAATCCGGTAGTGCCAGCCGCAGACTGAACCGGAATGCTACCCTGAGCACCACCAGCAAGGAATGTCGCAGTGCCGACCGACAGGTTGCTCTGGCTGGTCCACTGAGGACCGGATAGATCGGTTTTAACCGTCAGGACCTGATTAGCAGTTCCGATACCGAGGAAGTCTGTGTCACCAGCCCCAACCTGATACGGCAGACTGCCAGCAGCGCCACCGGAAAGATCCGCAGCGACAACCGTCGTGGAGGAACTGTCGAGGAGGGTGCGGACATTGGATCCATCCCACCACTTGAGAACTCGGGCAGAGGCTGAACCAGTCGTGTCGGTCCAGAAGTATCCGATGTCGCCACCAGACGACAACGTCGGGTTCCCGGTGCCGATGTTATAGACCTTGAAGTCTTGAACCTCGTTCTTGTTGAGCGTGATGGAGTTTAGAAACGGAACTGCCATAGTGTCTTAGAAGTTGAGGTAAGCGATTCCGGTACAAGCACCGGGGAAGTGGACGTTTACAGTGTTTGCGGACGGATATTCGACCTCAGCCCAACCAGCGCGGTTGAGGATCTGATCTATCACCCAGACCGTCGGATAGGCGTTGAGGTTGTGGTTAATCACCCAAGGGTTGGCCGCCACAGACTGCGTGTGCGTGTAGGTAGTAGCCCCGATGGTGCTGCGCTGCTGTGTAGCCGTGGCGTCGTCGAGGATGGCCTTGCCCTGCGGAGTGATGTCTCCACCCAGCTTGGTCGTGTTGACCACACCGGCTTGGATCGTGGTCGAGTTGCTGTTGGCAGAAGCCGCGACGTCTCCGGTAAGAGCCGCACGCTCGAATGAGACCTGCCCAGCAGTAGACCAGTTGGCTACAACTGTGGTCGAGTTACCAACCACCCGCTCCAGCGTCAACGTTCCGTTGGCAGACTTGACCAAATACTCCGCGTTTACAGGAGCACCAGCAGCCGAGACGAGGTTGTACAAATCCGAGAAGTTGTCGTTGCACTTGATGAAGGCATCACGCAACGGATCTCCCGTTCCATCATTGGGTACTGTCCCGACGTCGATTGGCTGCTGTGCCATACCTCAGTATTTCTTGCTGAACTTAGTGTTTGTCGGTGAGAAGCCGACCTGCAACTTGGTTCCCCCGCATTTCACGCGCACCTCTGGGTTGTCCCGCTCCACCTCGCGAAGGAACTGGGAGTCTTTCCAACACTCGTAGCCTAGTTTCGCTCCCCAGTGATGATAGAGCGTTGGGTCGATGCGCATCCGCAACCGGCCAATGCCGTCGATGCTGCGGAGATCCTGCTGGCTGTCCTTGGCGATTCGCTTCTGATGCACCTCGGCATTCACCAGATCCGCGTGATAACCGGTAGCCAGTTCCTTAACCACATCCTGACGCAGTTGCGCCGGGAGTCCTTCGAGTACGTTGTCTAGTATGGGTGATTGCATGGTATAAAAAAGGGGAGCACCCACCGATATGGCAGATGCTCCCCGTTGAGTGATTGATTACGACGCGCCAGCGAACATGCCGAAGCCGCCCGGGTTTTTTACCACAAGTCCACTGATCGCCTGCACCAAGCGGATCGGGCCGCCGCCAGCGTCAGGGAGATCCTTGACCTCTGGCAGCTTGCAGTACCGGATCTCAACCATGTCCATCGGGATGACGTAACCACGGTAAGCCTCAGCGGCCAGCGTGGTGGTGCTCTTGCCACCGATGAAGGTGGTGGGGTGCAGGATCAGACGACCGAAGTCACCCTCGAACACGTCGATGGAGGACGCAAACGTCGAGCTGGACAGCTCCTGATTGAACGTGCGAACAGCGGTCTGGCTGAACGAGTTCGTGGTCGAGTTGTCCGAGGACTTGCCGGACGTCAGGTTGGTGAACGCACGCTTGAGGGTCGTGCCGAGGATGCAGTCGTAGTCACGATACACGCCGGTCTTGGAGTAGATGGCGGTAAGGACGTTCTGCACGGTGGACTCAGCGAAGTTCGCCGAGGTGACGGAGCTGATGGCATTGGTAGCCGCAGTGCCCGGGGTCACGCCGCCAGCAGGAGCGAAGGCGGAACCGGAGGCAAGAGCACCAATGTTGGAGCTGTTGGTGCCAAGGAGCCAGTTACCGAGGGAACCGGTCTGGTAGGCAGTGGAGGAACCGTTGTCCTGCTGCGCAGCCTGATTGGTGCAGAGGAACGTGGACTCCATGTCGCGCTTAATCTCGACGAGGAGCTTGGCGACGTTGTAGGCGACCTCAGAGGCAGCACCAGCAACGTTCTGGGTCTCGGCGATGAAGCCGACCCGGCTGTTGCGGCGGAACGCCTGAGCGTAGTTGGTGACGCGCAGACGATTGGCCGACTCGTTCACGTAGCTGGTGACGTCGGTACCGTCGATCACGCCACCGAGCTGCGGGGCGGAGTAGTCGTCCACCTGCCAGCTCATGATGACGTTCCCGAGGTCCTTGCCCTTGGGGGCCATGGACACGAAGGGAGTGCTCTTCGCGTCAACGTTTGCGATGTAGTCGGCAAGTTCCTCGCGGACGCCGACCTGATTGTTTACACCAAGATATGCCATAGTATTAGGTTTTTAGAAGTGTGTGTTGAAGCAACCGCGACAGATCGGCAGTGCTCCCACTTTGGTTGAACGCCTTCTTGGCAGACCTTGCCGCATCGTTGGCCTTGTCAGACTTGACCGGACTCGCCTTGGGTGCCGCAGGCTGTTTCGGAGCCACCTTCACAGGGGCTTTAACAGGAGCCTTCGCACTCTTCTCGCGTTCCATTCGAGCCTTTCGACCTTCTAGGAAGTCACCGATGGCAATCTGATAATCAGGGAACGACGCAAGCTGTGGCATTTGCCGCAACACCTGCTGCGCTTCCGAATACGTCGGATTGCTACGGTCCTTCCACCAAGGGTACGCACTCTCCGCAACTGGACGGACTTGCTTGTAAGTGTTCAGGAACTGGTGCCGCGTTGGGATGTGAACATCCAAGGCATCCTCGACTCGTCGCCGAATCGCCTTGATCTCATCCGCGCTGTACTCTTTCCCGCCCACTTCGCATCCGTCAGCGTTGTCCTCGCACCATCGCTTCAACTCCCGGGCCTTGCGGTACTCATCGCTGAGTTTCGCCTCGTCCCAGATGTCAGAGAACGGATTGTCGGTCGTCGCTGCCGCCTGCGGTACTGCCGCCTGCTGCTCAAGAGCTTCCAGCTTCGTCCGCGCCTCATTCAGCTCCCGCTCCAAGGCTTCCGCTTTTGCTGCGGCTTCCTTCTTCTGAGCTACGAGCTTGTTGATGCGCTTCTGGACTCCAGCCGGTTCGTCCTCGGTAGCGTCTTCAGTCTGCTGAGAGGTTTCCTCTTCAGCGGGATCCTCCACGGGTGTCGCCTCCCCGGTCTCAGCAGTCTCGGACGCTGACTCCTCGGCGACCGGCTCATCTGCACTCGCAGCGGCTGGTTCCGGTTCCTCGACAGCTTTCGGAGTCTCAGAAAACCGAGTCTCCAACAGTTTCGCCAACGCCACCGTGTCGAGCGGGAGCGGGTTGAGCGGTTGTGCCGTGTTTTGGGAGGGTGTCGCTTCCCCGGTATTTGTTGCTTCCATGCTTTTTAAGCCCTGCAAGTCGGGCATACTACGACAGGGTTTAACGCTAAACCCAGAAAGCTGAAGCCCTCATGGACTACGTTACCGATAACGTCAACCAATTATTCTTGGGGAGCTTCCAGCTTCAGACCCATCTCCACGAGGAACGACCGCGCATCCGATAGAGCAGCCGCCCGTCCGCAGTTGTACGCCCTCGCCTCTGGAGTCAGTGCCGAATTAATTGCTGCGGAGACCTCGTCAGCAATCAATTCACTCAGCACCTGCCGCAATGCACGCAGCACCGGCTCATGTTCACCCACGCCACCCAGCGCCATCTTAAGCTGTTCGTCAGTCATTCTCATTGGGGAGCCGCTCCGGGTTGCACGCCAAGACGTCCAGTGACCGCGTTCTGCTGCTGTTGCACGCTGAATTGCAGGTTCTCCACGTATTTCTGCAGATTGGCTTGGAACAACGGATCCTGTTGCGCCTGCTGCTGGTATTTCGGGTTCGCCTGCAGGATCTGCTGCGCGAAGTTCAACCGAGCCTGCGCCGTAGGATCGTTCTCACGCAGCTTGGGCGGGTTCCCGAGCGACATGAGGCCGAGTTCGTCGTTGGTCTCGTCGAACATCTTCTGCGAGGCCGGTCCAGCCTGCATGATAAGCTCGTTAGCCAGCGTCGGATCAATCGCACGCAGCGCCAGACCCACCAACTTGGTGCGATCCACAACGCCAACGCTGTCCAGCGGTAGCACTAGGCTCGAAAGCGCCTTGAGCTTCTCGGTCACAAGGTCGGTCTGAAGCTCGCGCACGTCGAACTTCAGCGAAACGTCGAACTCCTGAACGTTGGTGCTCAAAGGAACGTTGCTTCCGGTGATACGAGCCACTTCCTCTGGACCAACGTACTGCAGCGTGAGGCTCAGAACCTGTCGGAACGCCTCGGTCCAGCCATGCAGCCAGTTGTTCACGAGCCTCTGCTGCCGCATCTGGGTGAGCGCAGGCGGAACCTTCTCGGTAGGACGTCCAAAGTACCGGTCCACCTGAGTCTCGATGGCTGCGATTAGGTTGAACGCAACGCTTGGCTCACGCGCAGGCGGCTGCATGAACGAGATCTCGCCCGGACGCAGCACCGGAATCTGCACCGCAGGCCCAAGACGCAGGTTTCCGCCCCTCGTCTTCGGAACTTGAATCGGCGGAATCGTGTTTAGGCTCGTGTAATCGAAGATCGAGTCGCGCTGGGCCTTGATTTCGTTCTGCCACGTCGCGCAGATCTCCGGCACGCCTCGGCTCTCGACGATCTTTCGGTGGATCACCTCGCTGCGCCACACGATGAACGGGTACTGGCCGTGCTCGTAGTCAATCAGCTCGAACTTACCCCACGAATCACCCACTTGTGGACAGAATACTGTACAGTAGACGCCCGGAACACCGTCCTCATCGAGCGCCTTCTGGTAGGCGTACACCACCTCGATCAGGTTCTCACGGTCCAGCACCGCATTATTGGTCAGCCCAATCGTGTAAGTGTAGTCGCTGAAGTTGCTGAACCGTCCGCGAGTGGCAATCGCCTGCTTGGCCCACTCCTCATCCCACTCGTCTGTCTCGACATGCTGCATCACCTCAATCTCGGTCATGTAGCAGCGACGAAAAACCACACGCGCACTCTGGATGTCGGTCGTCTCCGGAGGGAAAGCCAACTCATCGTAGGGAGCCAATGCCGCAACGCTCGGAGAGTTCTTCACAAGCGTCGGCACGTAGATCTCGCACTCGCCTTCCTCACGCAGGTCCTTCACGCACTCCAGAGCCTTGCGCTTCTTGAGATTCGGAAACGCAGCCATCAGCAGCTCGGCCAACTGGTCGGTGGCATCCGGATTCGCTAGAAGGTTCGGCAGATCCGCCAGCACGCTGCCTTGAGGGCTCTGCGCCGCGATCTGCATGAGCTGCTCGACCGTGACGTACTGCTCCTTCTGCCCGATCTCCTGCTGCCACGAGACATGCACGCCCGCCCAGCCATAGGTCCACAGGTACTGACTGAGAAGCTCCACCTCACGGGTCATGTCCGTGTAGAGCTTCTGGTTCATCACCCAGTCCATCAACGAGTGTGCCGTCACCGCGGTGTCCAGATTCCGCACGTTGGTCGGAGCCACGCGCAGCATCGAGCGCCAAAAGGCCGTGGAACACACATCCACCAGTCCGTTCACCACCTCGTCAGCCAGCGGGATCCGCGTATCGGACGCACCGTCCCAAGGGAAAGCCATCTTCCCGTTGGGCTGGTTGTCGTTCCACTTCTTGCCGTCACCGCTCTGACCGTCCCAGCGGCAGTACCGGGTGTTCTCAGCCTGACCAACCCGAGTACCCAGACCAAAGTCGGTTGCCGCACGACGCAGCTCCTCGTTCAGCGCACCCACGTCCGGCGCGTCACCCACGTGCGCCATTGCATCACCACTCGTCTTATAGCTCGTCGCGTATTGCATCTGCAGCCCTTTGGTCTCTTTTTGCCTAAAAAGCAACGCTAATACCCCCCTCCGCCGTAGCTATCCAGCCCACCGGCACCCACATGCTCGATCTTGGAGATGAGTAGCATGCCCAAGCAGTCGATCGGATCCTTCGATGCACCCTTCTGCCCATCCCGACCAGTATGCTCGCTCATGCACCAGATCAGATTGTGCAGGTCGTCCACCACATACAGCCTCGGCTCGTTCAAGGACGTCAGTGGCTTTGTGACGTCATAACTCAGGTCCGAGTTGATCGCCGCAGTCCGCTGATCCACAGGCACACCCGGCGCTGGAATGAACGCCATGCCATCATCCTGATCGCTAGGCTCGGCCAGTAGGTCAATCAATGTTGTACCGCCCTGCTCGCTGAGTGCCGGGCTGCCACCCGCTCTAGGGTCAATCAGCCGCATGACCGGCTCCCCACGGCCAATCTCTTCCTCGATGGTCCGGAACAACTGCCGGTACTCGATCACACTCCTTCCCGCCTCCAACGTCTGCGCTGGACCCGGCTTCCCGTCCGCTTTCTCGCTCGGCAACGCCCACTCGCCGTATCCGGTAAAGTCCGGGAACTCGCGAACCACAACCTTGCGCCCATCCTCGTAGACCAGCATCCACAGGCAGTACCAGTTCCTAGATCCAGCCGGGTCGCAGACCATGTACAGCGTACCTCCATCCGGAATCTTGCTTCTAGGGATGCAGTGAGTCTCTGGCCTGAACCGCGCAAACGCCTTGCCGATGTTGTCGCTCGCCCAACCATAGGCACGCGTCAGGATCTGTCCCATCGGCGCACCAACCAGCTTGGATTTCATCTCGTCCCACGGGTTGTACGGGTTGTCCTCGGAGAAGAAGAACACCGTGGACCGATTCTGCTTCTCCAGCCGCATCACCCTAGGGGCCTTCCCTACAGGCCATGTGGGCAATCCCTGCTTCCCAGCCAGCATCTGCCCGCCATGCCACTCGGTAATCGCCGCACCCCCAGTGAACTCCTTGTACACGCTCGCCACACCCTCGAGCGGAGTCTGCGTCACCAGCAGCTTACCCCTACGTGTAACCAAACGGTACCTCAGCGTATCTACCCAGCTCTGCGGCACCAGCTCGTCGCACCAGATCAGGTCCGCCTCCCGACCCTCAATCGTGTTCTCCGACTGCGTGTAGTTCAGGAAGTCACAGCGGCTACCGTTAGGCAGGATGAAGGAGCCGTCGGTGAAGCCGTTCTTCCGGCTGTAGTTCAGGTAGTGGATCTTCCCCTTCTTGGTAGCCTTCAAAGCCACCGGCAGGTACTGATAGATCGCAGGCTGCTGTACCGTCACCGACGTCGCATTGCTGGTGTGGCAGCAGAGCACGTTGCAGTTCTCCTTCGAGAGTAGCGTCTCCACCACCCGCCTAGCGGCCCACAGGGTCTTCCCAGCCCGGTTGCCACCAGAGATCAGCAGCTCAGAGCACTCAGCCCACACCTTGTTCGCCAGCTCCCAGTGGTCCGGAACGAAGCCGTAGGTGAAGGGATCCGCCTTCTCCAGCAGGCACAGTTGTGTCCGCTGCTCACGTAGCTCCAAGGCTCTTGGATGGTCCGCACGGACCTTGGGGATCACAGGATGCTGCGGCTGCTCGTTCCACCACGCGATGTTGCACTTCTCCCGGCAGAAGCGGTTGGTCTCCTTGTCAGGGATGAACGACTTGGAGCAGGTCAGGCACTTGCGAGCAGGGCGGTTTGCAAAGTTTTTTCCGATTGGGGAATGCGTCACCGTTGAGCGCCCAGCCGAATGCTCGACCCCCTCCCCCCCTATGCCTGACGCATCTGGTATGACCGACTCGGATTCTTCACGATGATACTCGCTTATGCTTGGCATCAGATCCTCTCAATTGAATATAATACCTATTGTGAGTGGCTGTCAGGAGCCTTCGGGAAGCACCTCGGCGTTGGTCTCGACCTCGACAACGTCGGCTTGGTTCTTGGTGCCCAGCTCCTTCATCAGGTCCCGGTGACTCGCCGTTAACGATAAAGAAGCGTGTATACTGGTGGGTTGGCCCTTTAATGTGTTTAACTTATCAATGGCCACAGCCAGCGATATGGGTAAAGTCCTACTATCAATCTCCTCTATCGCCGTATCCGCTAGTCTTCTGGTCCCTTTCCAGATGGCCACCTCGAGGAACCCTGTGACGTCTGTCCGCCAAGCCTCTTCGTTGTCTGGGTAGTCCTGTGGCACCTTGACGCCTCTAACCAGCTTGAACGCGGTGCCTTGGCATAGGCCGGTCTCGTCCGAGATCTTGGCGAGTGACTTGTTGGTCAGAACACCTTCCACGACGGTGTCTGCGATGTCTTGGGTGAGCTTGGAGTTGTGATGCTGTCCGGGGTGATTGGTGACCTTGTAGTCGTGTTCTTCGGCTAGGGCCTTGATCTTATCCGCTAGGGCCTTCGGACAGCGTGGATCGTCACGCAGGGCCCAAGAAACCATGTTCCGGTCCGTGTTGGCCAGCTTGGCTAGGGTGACCTGCGAGACTGCCTTGGTGGGCTTACCCATTACAGCGTGAAGTTGAAGTCACCCCAGTGTCTGAGTTTCTCGATCGGGGTATACATGTACTGTTTGACCCCAGCAAGTGTGAGACGGGCTGAGGCAGCGTAGTCCTCGGAGAGGTAGTCCTTGCCCTTGTCACACTCCAATAAGAACGGGAGCCACAAGGTCGGGAACATGCCGGACATCTCGTCGTTAGCCCAGTCTATGCGATAGGGGTGTGGCACGGCATCAGTGGCTAGTATCTCTAGGGATTGCTCTAGGGCCTTGCGAGGTATGGCTACGGCACCAGAGGCGAAGAACAGGATGGGTGTGAGGCTGGGCTCATACTCCAATGGAGTAGCCTCGGGCTTGGGGCGATAGGCTGGCCGGGGAGGTAGTGCCCTGCAGGAGTAGGGCATGCACACTGCAGATTGGTGCTTGTGCGCTAAATCTGCCATGATCATCAGATCCGCAGTGCCGAACTGGATGTCGTGGTCTAACTGGATCCAGACGTCCTTGTCGTCATCCAAGAAGAACTTGGTGGCTCTACACCTAGAGCGAGAGATTAGCGCATCCTCTCTGATAGTACGCAAAGCAGCGTAGCGAGTACGTTGCGCAAAGTAATTAGCGAGATCTATCCAAGAGGTGAGTACCGCAGAGTGCATATCACCATATGCATAACAGGTGACATGTACCGACGGTAGTTTCTCGATTATATCCACTGATTTGATCTTATTAGACATATATACTTAGAGTATAACTATACTTAGTTCATTACCTTCTCCATCATTCTATGCAGATAGGCTTCCGGCACTATCTTGATCCTCTCGAATCCTCGGATCATCGGCTGATAGGATGGGTCACTGTCTGACATGGAGAACCTAGCGGCTACCTGTTGTGGCGTAGCACTACCAGATCTAACGCTACGGACTACCCAATCCCGGTAGGAGGGTGGTATCATGCGCAGTGCGTACTCTAGCTCTTCCATGTGATGCTGTTTCTTGGAGCGGTAATGCCCCTAGGAGGCGTTTTGTTCTCTGGCGAGGGTCACCATAGCGCAGCGCATCTCCTAGGGGCCTGTAGAGTCTTAGAATAGGTTGTCGTCTATCGGGGTTTGGGTAGCTGCAGGACGGGGGGCCTTGGTCGAGTGCTTCCACGAGCCGATGATCGGTCCACGTTCACCTCGATCACGGGCTTCCTTGGAGACGCCTTGGACGATGAATCCATCGTTGCCGTACTTGTCGGGTCCACCTTTGGATTCCAGAAGAGTTACTTCAAGGAACTTACCGGTCTTACCCTCATACAGATACTGTTTATCTACTTTGCTGACGTTAATGTTGCATCTGATCATGTTATGTTATGTTGTGTTGTTTACGAATCCTGCAATAGCGCAGGTTCAAATCTACAATAAGCACCTTCGTAGTGGCAGGTCACCAGTCCACACTCGCCGTCTCGTTGTTTAGCGATTGATATGGTTGCCTCACCTCTTGGTTCTACTCGGTTGCGATCTAGGAGGAGGACTGTGTCGGCATCTCGTTCGATTTGACCAGAGTCTGCTAGGTCACTGAGTCGTGGTTTACGTCCCTTCTCCTTTTCCGATTCACGGTTGAGCTGTGCGAGGGCTAGCATAGCCACTCCGGTCGAAGCTGCACAAGCCTTCAGCGTTCCGGATACCTCGGCCACCTCGTAGGTTCGTTTCTCGTAGCGTCCGCTTGCGCCGATCTTCTGGAGGTAGTCCACGATGACCAGCTTGATGCCATGCTTCCGGACAGCTCGTCGGATGGCTGAGGTTACCGTTCCGATCTTAGCCCCGGCGGATAGGTCTAGGAAGTGGATCGGGGAGTTCTTGACCTTGATGTTGGCCGCTTGGATCCGGGCCATGTCGTTGTCCTTGAGCTGACCCGTCTTGATCGACTGCATGGATACCCCGGAGATGCACGAGACGAGGCGTCTGGTGATGGCATTGGTGGACATCTCGCAAGAGACGAACAGGGTCGGCACTTTGTGGATGACCGTAGCATTGGCCACGATGGAGGTTCCCATGGCTGTCTTTCCGATGCTGGGACGTGCGGCGACTAGGGTAAGCTCGCGGTATTGCAGGCCATCGAGCATAGAGTCGAGCTTGGGTATGCCAGTCGGCACGCCGCTCAGTTCGCCATTGCGCTTCCAACGTTCCTGTGTGGCTTCGATGAAGCTGACGATGGCATCCTTGGCACTGCAGGAGTCGGTCTGTGGTGCCGAGTCTAGGACCATGCCGGATTCCACCTGTTTGAGCACCTCGTCGATGCTGACCGCTGAGTTGCCGGAGCCTTCAATGATCTTGGATCCGAGTTCCCTCAGCTTACGACGTAGGTGCGCCTCGCGTATGCCGTCCGCGAAGTAGCTGACCATGCTGGCTGATGGACATGCGGACATGGCCTCCGCCCAAGTAGCCATCGGGATCTCCAATGAACCGTGGGCTTTGTTCCACTCCTTGGTTAGCCTCTCCACGGACGCCGGTTGGTTCTGGCGCACCAGTCCGGCTATAAGCTCCAGAGTGAACCTGACGTCCTCGTTGACCAGCATCTCCGGCTGAACCAAGGAGACCACCTCAGATGCCACGTCCGTGTCTCCCGAAAGACATGCCCCGAGGATTCCCAGCTCATCCTTGGGCGCGAAGTAGGCGTCCGAGTTCATCCCATGGCCTCCATGAGAGCAATCTGCTCCGCCGTGTACTTGCTGGTGTCCGGTGCATGGCGTTGGAAGAGCTGTGGTGCGCTTGCTTTGCCACGTGCCTTGTCGATCTCGCCGTTCCAGTTGTTCAGTAGGGTGAACGGATCTCGGCGAAGGTATGGATCACCCGACAGATACCATCGCTCCAGAGCGTCGATGTCCTCGGGCGGAGTGTTGAGCTTCAGGACAGACTTCAGCGCCCGGATTTCCTTCTCGCTCCACTTGGTCGTGGGCCGACGCTTGAACCAAGATCCGATGCGTAGCCTGAGAGTCTCAACCTCTGGATCTTCATCCGAGCCCGTATGGTTTAGAGTATTACTAGGAGACGGAGACGGAGAGCATGCTTCTGGCATATGCGGTGGCATCTCTTTGGCATCTGGGTTGGCACTGCCATGCCATCGCAAATTGGCGTTTTCTGTCTGTTTCTTCCTGTATGACGCCTGTTTCTGCCTTTCTTTCTCAAGCCTAGCGTTCCTCATGCATCCTTCGGCATCCTTCTCGAACTTCTCTTGGCATATGGCTTGGGAATGCGGTGGCATTGCCAGAGTCATGCGGTCGAAGTCTGTTTGGCTTACGTAACCTTTAGACCATTGGACGCAGAGAAGAGCAATGTAAGCTCCTCGCTCCTCGTTGGTCATCGTCATCGTCCCGGACAGGAAGTCGTCCGCATAGAACTGGAACGCTGGGGATCTCTTCTTCTCGCTCATGGTATGAAACAAAAACCCCAGTCCAACCAACAACGTTCGCACAGGTGCACCGTGGAACCCATTGGGAACCACATACCTTCGTTGCTGGCTGGACTGGGGGCTTTGTGTGTCATGGTGCTCGGGGTGCGAATCCCGGTTCCAATCGGAACAGTTCTGAAATATTACCTCCTCATCAGGTTGTCAATCTGGGCGTCCGTGAGCTTGTACTTGGGCGGTTGGATCCAGCCCTTGAGAATAGCCCTCTCGACCAGTCTAGGAGCGTCGTCCAGCAGCTCCCTTACTTCCGAGTCTGAGAGCTTCGGGTCGCCTTGGACTTCGTTTCCTCGCTTTTTGCTATGTAATGCCATGTTGGGTAAACCCCTCGCTTCGGTGTCTTGATTCTAAACTGTTTTGCTGCGATCAGCCCGGCATGCACGCCTCGGTTGAGGAGTCGATTGGCCTGCGTCCGGGACAGTCCCCACACTCTGGCGTATTCATCTGCGAGCATCCAGCCCGGAGGCACAGGCTCGGAGCGATTGCTGACCGCATCCCGCAACGATTTCAGAAGCTTGGCAGAGTCCATTGCTGCTCGTTCTGTGGCCACTGGTGGAGATACAGTTGCGCGGTTGTGTCAGTGTACTCTCCGAATACGATGCCGTGGCTCCACGCCAACGTGGACCGTCTTCGGTGGGCATACTCCATAGCAGGCAGGTCAGCGAGCGTACCCGGGCTGAATGCCACCGGGTTGTCTGAGCGCCTCCCGTACGCGATGCCAGCTCGATGAGCGTGTGCGACGACGCAGTTTCCGAAGGTCTCGGCGGAGTCTCTGAGATAGTTCTCTCCGTAGAGCACCCCGTGACCCCACTTGTAGCCTCCGAGGCTGAACCAACAGTCTGGTAGGACTCCATACTTCAGGATCTTGACCCGGCAATGCTTCTCGATCGGTGCCATCATCTTCTCCCAGACTGCCTCAGCGAAGCCACGGATGACCGCGTTGTGGTGGTTGAGGTATTGTCGTGCACGCTCGTCATGGTTCCCGATGGTGAACACAGTGGGCTTGAGTGCGTTGAGGAACTTTGCACCTTCACCGATGTCGTCGAGGTAGTCGTCGGCAGCATCGGCTTGGTTGGGGTTGCCTAGAGATCCTGCCCGGAGTGCGGCCAGATCGTAAGCATCGCCAAGATGGATTACCTCATGCGGCTTGTAACGCTCACGGAAACGAAGGACTGCTTCCAGAGCTTTTGGATTGGCTCGCGAACCGTGGGAACAGCCGATGGCCATCACCCGTTTGCGGGCCTTGCTGATGTTCACGAGCAGTCTTATTCAAGATTGGCAAGCAATTTCCAAGCTTATTCAGGGAAACCGTAGCACTCTTGAATAGTGGCGCAGACCATCGCATATACCTCCATCAGGGCCTGCTCCGTACTTTCATAGTTGTGTCCGTACTTCACCCTGGACCGTAGCATCTCTCGGATCTCATCCAGTGCCATCCTGTACTCCGTGGCGTGGATCGCGTCGTAGTGGAATGAATCCTCATCTGGAAGGTTGAACTTCAGGGTTGCTTGCATGTTTCGCTTCTAATGAATTGGGATAGTCTTGCTGGGTGATACGATGGTGATTTGATGACCTTGCCTGCATTATTTCGAGCAATCCACTTGTCTCCTGATTTGGTGAACGTTAGATCTCCAACGTACTTCTCGTGTGTTAGTTTTTCACCGTCAGTCCAGAACTTGGACATGTTCGAGTTATGCACCTCAATGAATGCATTCTCTATATCTAACGGATGAAAACCTGCGGACACTGCTGCCCCATAGACGACATACAGTAGGTCTGAAACTGCATCCAAGTAGTCTGTCAGATTGTCAGACGCAGCTAGCTCTTTAGCTTCTTCGAGTATCAGGTCCACACGCAGTTTGATTGTCTCAGCGTCTGGAAGCACTTGATACGGTGGAGTCTTTTGCCCAAAGGACTTCATAAACTCAATCACCATCACTTGTTTGTTTGTATTTCTCATTGTTTTGTAACCATTACTGAATCTCCTTCTGGAATCACTATTGCAGCTCTGATGACGCAATGATTGGTCAACAGGATTGGCTTCTCGTAGAGCGCAGACGTGGCCAGAGGCTCGCTTCCGTCTAGCGTGTATCTGATTGGAACTGCACCAATAGGTGACGACAACCTGAGCGTCGCTGGAAGTCTCACGCTGATACGATCACCAATTACGTCTCGTCCATTGATGCTGACTCGGACGTTGCGTTGGAACCTGACCTTGAACAGAGCAGAGTGACCACTGCTACTCTCGACTTTGTATGTGCCAGCGTCGGCCTCTTGTGCGGCTGGGATCTCAAGGACGCGGTTGGTAGCTCCCGGGATTGTCTGCCCACCCAGAGACCACTGGTAGTCCTCAGCGGTGTGCGGTGCCTCTAGACGCAACGGCAGGTTCTCCAGCGCGATCTGAGCCGATGCGGAGAGGGCAACGCAACTGACGAGTAATCCTAGGAGGTTCATGTAACAAAAACTGGTCAGTGTTTGTTTCATGGCTTGGCCTCCTTGGCTCGTTGCCAGTCCATGTAAGTGAATGGATTGTGGTCGTTCGCCATCGCATCCCCAGCCTCCTCCAGCCGCCTAATGCGCTCTTGTAGCTGTCCGTTCTGTAGCTCCAGACACGTCATCGAACGTGCCCATTGAGGCCGGAACGTCTCGCAGTAGGACGAACCGCAGCGATAGCCTTGGATACCGTTCTGCTGGCGATCCGCAGGTAGACCGCAGTATGGGCAGATCATTTTGTTGGGCTCACCGATATGATCGCTCATGGCTTGGCCTCCACGATTCGCAGCACCTCACCCAGCGCCTTGCGGTCTTCTGAGATCCACTTTTCCCCGGCCAGCAAACCTTCGAGCTGTTCGATTCGCTCCTTCGCTTGGTCTAGTTCTTCAGCCAGTTTGTGCGCAAAGTCCGCGTCCACCACCCAGACTCCCGGGCGCGTCTGATACTCCCTGACGGTTACTCGTTCGCTCATTTGGTGCCCCTCCTGTAGCGAGCCACGGTGGTCTCGGAGACACCAAGCGCCTGAGCCGCAGCCGCAACTGTAACCTCGCGAGGTAGTGCCCGGATCTTGTCCGCGATATGTTTGGCAATGCTTGGCCTACCTATCTTGCTGGGCCTGTAGCCAACCGGGTTACGCAACTCGGCCAGCTCCTGCTCCATGCGACGCGCCTCGGCGATCAGGGACGGCATCGGCAGCTCTCGGCCCAGCAGCCTGAAGGTGTGGTTGTCTGTGCGTGGTGTGCTCATGCTCCCATCCTCCCGAGTACGTATCCCAGTGTCATCAGGGCCACTACTCCCCAGAGTATCAGGGCCATCTTCAGGTTTTGGTTCATGGCTTTTTCCCACGGGTGTTCTTGTTGCGTTTGAAGGACAGCTTGCTGCGGTGCTCGAAGGCTTTGAGTTCCTCGGCAAAGGCTGGGTCTGTCAGGCCGCGCCTCTGGAGCCAAGCCTTGTACTTCGCGTTCATGTACTCTTGAGAGATCATCGGCTCCGCAGGTAGGGAGTCCGTGATCTGCATGGATGGTGGTCGTTGTCTCATTTTGCTGATTCGATGTTGTGTAGAATTGTTGTTCTGCGGCGGATTGTCATGACCGCATTGCACCAGTCAGATCTGTTGGTTTGTTTTCCAGCCTCATAGGCTTCGATGATCCTGTTAGCGTTCTCTATTTCTAGTTTGCATTGAGCGATCAATTCATCTCTATCGCTATCAAGTGCTAGTTGGTCATCGGCATCCATCTTGGACCACTCTGCAACGCTGACCGGCTCAACCATATGCATCGGAGTCCGTGGCTGTTCTCCACCATCACGCCAGTACAGATCGACAACCTCCACGCCGTTGCGGACGTATGGACCGTTCTCCGATGATCCAACCTTCCCATCGTTGGATCCTAATACTTTTCTGAAATAGTGCATGGGATGCAAAGTTTGCAGGTGATGTCCACCCCTCAGAAGTCCAAGCCGCTGATAGACTTGACGTTTTTCTTCCAGTTGCGGTTGCCAACGGGATCCGCGCTCTTGGGGCAGTAGCGGTCAGCGAGGAAGTCGAGGAACTTGCCGGGCTTGCCAGCGGCTTCCCAGCGGCGGTGATTGTTGCGGATGGTGTTCAAGCAGACCTTGCGAGCCTCGGTGGCGTCTTTGACTTTGACCGACAGGATGCCGTAGGGGGACTTTGCCTTGGCACCACCTTCGACACGATAGATGGCGTCAGCGATGCGGTTGGCGTCGAGAGCAAGAGCGTTAGAGGCGAGGACGACGAACAGGACGAGATACTTGGTAAGATACATACGAGATACTGGTTAAGTTAAGTATGTGGATCGTTGGCATCAGTGCATCATGCCGGTCTCCCAGCAGCGGGTTCCAGCGGTCACATAGTCCCCACATTCGCCGCACTCCCTGCGTCCACCACGGTAGGCCGGGCGGCACGATACGCGCTGGACCTGCTGCACTGTGCAGATGGACACATCAGCGTTGGAGTACTTGTCTTTTCCGGTCCAGACCACCTTGCCGACTATCTCGGTCTTGGTGCTGCCGTCTCGCTTAGTCACGGTCACGCTGGCTCCGGTGGTGATGTCGCCAGAGACTCGGATGCCCCAGTCTCCATTGTTGAGCTTGGTGTAGGTTGCGGTCTTTGCTGCGGTTGCGGTGGTCATGTTCTTGTTAAGTTACTTGTTGTTGGTTGCTTGCTACGGGGAACAGTTAACCACAGGCCCATCGTGTCGTCTACAGAAAAGTACAGAAATCTTTCAGCACAGTTCTGACCAATGTTTACGGGCCTGTCGTGCGTGTCAGGACTGCGGCACCTTGCGGAACTTCGCTTGGAACTCAGCCGTCCTTCGGATGAACAGCTTTCCGTTTCGCTCGTACACCGTGGCCTTCTCCTTCATCTCGCCCACTCGCAGCTCCGCCTCGCCCCACACGTCCACCACGGTGCTTGGCTTGGTCTTGCACGCCCAGAAGTCGTTCTTCGTTTTCATCGAGTTTATCCAGCAGGAATCCGATCGTGTCTTTGAGTCGCTCGTTTTCGGATGCCAGAATTGTGACCATTGCGGTCAGTTCCGTGATCCGAGAGGCAGCGTCCATACCTCACTGTAAGGGAAAGAAACACCCCGGCACCAGCCCGTTAAAACTGCTTTAAGGTCCACCTAGGAGGGGAGAAACCATGCCGGGGTCACGTACCACACGGTACGCTAAATTGATCCGCGTGGTCTGGTATGCGCGGCCCACCTATGCAACCAACCTACTAGCGTCCCCCACCTAGAACGTAATGGAGGACAAGAACTGCATCAGCCGTGGCCAGCGTGATGTCAAGCGTCGGGTACAGCTCCTCGGCCTTTCCGCGTAGCTTCCGCTTCCAAGCGGCCTGCGTATCGACCGACTTGCGGCCACCCAACCCAAGTGGCTCCTGCCAGACCTTGGGGGGCACCCGGTGCAGGGAGTAGCCAAGAGCCACTGCCGCACCCTCGACCCTGCCAACGTTCTGGAACAGGACTGCAGTAGTGCTGCTGGGGATGTTCTTGCCGGTGAACTTCGGGACCTCCTCGATCCAGAGTTCCGCGTCCGCAGTCTTGTAGGTCCTAAGCAACCCCACTAGTGCGGGCAAGCTGTCCGGCATAGGCTGCAGCCAGATAGATCCTCCGCAGTCACGTATAGCAAGGCCCCCAGAAGCGCCGGGATCGACCGCCACGAGCGTTTTCACGAGCGATCCTTGGCTAGGTAGGAGGACGCCGGGCGATGCCGTATAAGGCCAGCCAGACGCTCGTCGATGCGGTTCTCTGCGTCCTTGCGGGTCAGCCCTTGCGCCTGCATTGCCTCGATTAGCTTGGGTATCGACAGCTTGCAGGCACCGATGAACGCCTCAGAGGACAGCCCTGAGCGCCCGAACGCCTCGTTGATCTGCTCCGGAGCGATCTCGCGTGATCCTGCCCTGCTCTTGAGTGAGTAGCCCGGGATGTCCACGCCTTCCTTCACGGCCAGCGTGCAGTACTCTTTGACCTCCTCGGCCCATTTGGCAGCTACCGTGGCGAGGTTAAGGGCCTTGGCCAGCGACTCAGGCGATGCCACTGACAGATCGTCCACCTGAACCATCTCGTAGCCGTCAGCCACCTTGTTGATCTCGGCCAGCCTGACCTTGCAGTAGGTCGAGTGCTTGCACCATCCGCAGTAGTCCGAGATCCGGCACTTGGTGGTCGGATCGTTTACGGCGTCGAGGATCGGGTAGACGATAGCCTCGGCCTGCTCCCGGGTGATAGTGTAACGGCTGGCAATGCGCTTTTCACCGAACATTAGGTGAACCACAATTTCTCCGAACCCATGCGCCTGAATTAACCCTAGCGCATAGGCTGCCATCTGCTCCGCGTAGTTACGCTCGACCCATTTCAAGTCGAAGAGCTGGTTGCCAACCACGACGTCCGCAGTGCCTTGGAGGACAACCTTGCCGTCACGCAGGATGTCCACTGGCAGCTCGGACTGAATCTGTGAGCCCGTAATGATCCTCGCATGGACATAGGCATAGGCCCACTCTACAGCCTCTCGCTCCACGTCGGGTAGCATTGAGACCAGTGCGGTCTTCCCTGCGAACATCTCGGACAGCGCCAGATGCCGATCAGTACCAGCCTCGGCAGCAGCCGTGGGAGGACCGGGTTCATACCGGGGCGACTTCGCCAGCGCCGGTAAGGCAGAAGGACGTGCCGTGAAGATCATGCGGCCTCCGTGGTCACCTTGTGTGCTGCCACCGCCATAGTGAATGCCTCAGGCTTGGCGAGGATCTTCGCAGCCCGGGATTCGGACAGGTCCTTGATGGTCTCCGCAGCGGTGATCCAGCCCTTAGCGATGAGGAACTCCCGGCCAGCAGCGAGCAGGTCAGCTTTAGCCAGCAGCTCAACCACCTGAGCCTGCAACGTCAGCTTAGGCTCGTCCGCCGTGACCGCGGTAGGCACCACCTCGACGTCCACAGCCTTAGCCTGCGGTTGGGTAGCGAGCACCTGCACCGGGGATGGCTGCGCGAAGTCGGCGATCTCCTCCGGGGTATAGGTGCCAGTCACGACCTCTGGGCAGAGCATGCGAACGGCCTTGCTAATGAGCCTCGCACGCATCATCTCAGCCGGGAACTTAGCCCAGCCAGAGCCACCACGTGCAGGGAGGAACCCGGCAGCCTTGGCGTCGTCAGCGGTGTAAGCCAGCTCGATGTCGTTGCCGTCGTAGATCCACTGGGCACGAGCCCCAGCAGCGTCGAACTGCTTCCAGATCACCTTGCCACCACGCTCTCGGTACAAGGCCAGCATAGCGTCTGCACGGAGGCTCAAGCGGCCTTGGATGACGTGGTAGTGCTTGGCGAGTTCCAGCGGTGGCTTGCGCTCCACGATGCATTGGAGGGCGAGGAGGTTGCCCTGCTCGGGACGGTCTGCTCCGAACATTCCAGAGCGGCAGATCCACTCACCCAACTGGGTAGCGGCTGCCATCGGGTCTGCCACCTTGTCGTAGGTGTGCACGGTGTTCTGTGTGGTTACTGCAGGTAGGTTACTCATCGTAGTATATAGGTTTGTTGCACTGCCTTCTCGACCAACGCCTTGACCTTGAAGCCGCCTTCCCGGGCATACGCCACGAGCTTGCGGTGAAGGTTGGCGTCGATCTGCACGGTCTTGAGCGCGACCGGCCTGCGCGGTTTAGCTGTCACGGGTGAGTAGATACCACCTAGCGATCACCGCACAACACTTTTCTACAGAAATCTACGGCTTGAGCTGATTGATGCGCGTGATCTCCAGCGCACCGTACTGCTCCGGCACACCAGCAAAGTCCGTGGCGATGCCCAATCCATCACCGGACTGCTCACGCTGCACCTGATACCGGATCTGGTAGCTGGTTTCCTTCTTTGGCGTCACCAGTGCGTCGAGCGTGATGACACCCATGACGTTGCCAGCAAAGTGACCGTTGATGCTCCAAGCCTCGGTGGTCTGATCCGTTCCATTCCACAGCGCCAGCCGCGTGTTCAGCGTGTGATGGAAGACGAAGGTCGCCTTGATCTTATACTTGCCCGGCAGGAGCGTGAACGTGTTGCCAGCCAGCCTCTCCACGGTCTCGCCCTGATCGTAGGTGACTTCGTTGATAGCCCGAGGAGTCCAATCCACCACCGTCTGGTCCGCAGTGTACGACGTCTGGTCACCAGTAATGGTGGTCATGTCCGCCGTGATGGCCATCGTAGCCGACCCACCATCCTCGCCGGTGGGCAGCTCCATCGTGAGCACCGCATTACGCACCAGCAGCCCGTCAACGTCGGACCGTAGCTTGTTGATGAGCGCGTTGGATGTCTTGGGATCGTAGGCCATGTTACTGGAGCTTCTTTTGGATCATCCGCTGCGCGTCATCCACGGAACCGACTACGCCAGCCAATGAGCCATCTGGAGAGTAGACCCGCAGCTTGCTCTTAGTCTTGCCCGGAAGGATGCGGTAGCCAGACATGGAGTAGGCACCGGGTATGGATGGGTCGGGAACCGGGGCGGGCATGTACCGGATGTCCGCGCTGCTTTGCTGGAATCGTTGGCTCAGGGGTATCACATTCCCGGCATCGTCGCGGGTGATGGGGTCGGCGGATTTGATCTGGGATGGATCTAAAACAACAACGCTATCACCAACTCCCTCAAACTTGTTTGGATATTGAATCGAGTCGATTCCTAGTTCAATTAGGCCGCGAGCTAGAATGTCGGCGCTACTGTTAGGCTCCCCAGAGGATCCACCTTCGCTCGCTGCTTTGTTAAATAGTTTTGTTAACTCTGTTTTGTTTACTCCTTGATCCGACAGCAAATTAACGATCTTTCGGCCCATCCAAAACCCGGGATCGTCGTCAATACGGATTGGTTTCGCCTTCAAGAAGGCCCGTATTTCACGAGTTCCACCTCGACCAGATGCTTGCTCTTTAGTTCCGAAATGGATCCCTAGATCACCGCGCTTGAACTCTGTGAACTCTGCGCTTGTTCCATGATACACCGGCCCCACCGTATATCCAGCAGCCTTCGCCGCCTGATCCACGAGTTCCTGCGCCTTCGCCGTATCCCCAGCTTGTACCGCTGACAGGTACTCGGAGTCCGAAGGCATGAAGCGAAGGTTTCTTTCTCCAGAAACACGCTCCACCGTAGCCACTCTATCTTCTGAACCTTTGTATGTTTCAACGGTCAACCCTGACTGCTTCAAAGCATTAACAACTTCAGGAGATGTAGATTCAGGAACAACTGCAGCTTTGAACTCATTGATACCAACAGCTCTCTGAGGCTTTGCTTCAAAGTATTCAGTTGGGGCTTTGTTAAGTTTCTCTGCAAAAGCCTGAACTCGTTTTACAACATCAACAGGAACATCTTTGAAATCAGCCCTAGACAAAACAGATGAAGCACTTGTTGGACGTTTTGCGATTTTACCAACAGCTTCAGACAACCTATCCATCCTATCAAACACACTAGAAAAGACATCATACGTCGACATCGTTTCGGCAATATCTGAAAACTCCTTACTAAGTGAATCCTTAAACTCCTTCATCTTTGATGAGTCGGTCAAAGAACCACTTGCCGATCTCATTGCCTCAACCGTTGGAAGAGTAGATGCAGAGCTTGCCCTAGCTTTTCCAAGTGAATAAGTCATGCCACCTTCTTGCGCCAGCACTTTACGGGTCATTTGACCGACTAAGTTCTCAAGCGTGTAAGGCTTCTTGGTTTTTCCTGAAACAATAAACTGTTGAGGGTCAAAAACATCAGCAACCAAGTTTGTGATCCATTTATCAAACTCAGGTTTTTTGTTTGCAACTTGCTCCGTCAACCAGTCCTTGATTGCGTACCTGTCGATTTCCTTTTTCGCAGATGCAACTGTTTCCAAGTCTGATTGGAGGTATGCAGCTTCTGAAAACGGAAGCTCAGTCCCGTATTCTCCAACTCTACTGACAAGATTTCGTCTCGCCCTTTCCATCATGTTTGGATCAGAGGAGTATGGATCCAAAGCAATATCTCTAACAATGTCTCCAATCGCTATTCCTTCAGGTGTGTTTATAAAAGAACTCAAATCATCTTTGTGCTGCCTTAAAACATTCAATCTAGGATCTTTGATTGTTTCATTACTAAGAAGTCTATTCCTAAGACTTGGCTCCTGCGTTATTCTTGGAACAGCAACTCCTTGCTCAGACAAGAACGCAGCCATCACATCAGAAGATCTGCTAAGTTTGTCTATCGTTTTGGCAACGTTGTCTGGGCCTTTGTCAACAATTAGTTCGTGCGCTTTTTCACCGGTGGCAATCTCGCTCCAGCTAGTAAATCCTTCAGGAATCAGCGATTGCATCTTCTTATAAACCTTGTCACCTGCTCCACGTTTAACCGATTGGTGAGGTCTTGGCTGTCTCGGTGAGTAAACATCAGAGCTGAACACCTTGTTTCTAGGGTCCAACTGAGGATCAATCGTGGATCTGTCTGCTATTAGAGTGATGTCTCCATACCCTGTGAACGCCGTGTTTTTCTTGGTGATCCCAATGCTTGGAACAGGAATGCCTCCAAGACTCAAGGCTGCGCGAATACCTTCTTCACTGGTATTGTGCAGTGCAATGAGATCCGGATCGACGTCCGGCATGAACCTTACATCCCCCTCTTGTCGAACCTGCCGGTTGGCTTGCCCGCCTTCTTGGCCGCCTTGCGTGCGGTCGAGAGCGCGATTGCGATTGCCTGCTTCTGCGGTTTGCCCGACTTCATTTCGCGCCGGATATTGGAGCTGATCGTTTTCTGGCTGTAGCCTTGTTTTAGTGGCATTTGATTTCCTTTGTGCTTGTTCTGCGGAGTCGTAGATACCGAGGAGTTTTCCTTCAGGACCATACAACCGAAACTTGTTGCCACTGGTCAGGATCGTGAAGCCTGCACCAGACTTCCACGCCTGCTCCTCGCCCACGGATCCCGCAGGCATGAAGCGATCCTTCATCTTGCGGTATGCGCTCTCGGAGAACTTGGCCCTGAAATCAGACGGATCCATCTGACCCATGCGATCCAGTCGGAAGCTGTGAATGAACTCGGAGCCACCTTTCTCCAGTGAGTTCATGAAATTCCCAAAGAACTCAGCCTTGTCCGGACCGAAGATCTTGCGGCTAGGTATTGCGTTCTCTTTGCGGTCGAGGTTCGACAGATAGGCGTTCAGTTCACCAAGGAACTCACCAACGTTGCTCCATAGGCCGCCAACGGAGCCGTCAGGACGGATGGATCGTTGCAACGATTTCCTAACCTGAGTCAGGTCGATTGCTCTGACGTAGGAGTTGTTCTCCTTTGACAGCAGCAGGTTATACGGAAGCACCTCGCGGAACGTCACTCGCCTTGATGCGTACTTAGTGCGCCAACGCTTTGATGTGGGATCCTGAACCTTCTCGGTGGCCGGGTAGTACTCAACAAACAGCGACCGTCCTTCGTTGATGCTGCGATTGGTCATCTCCAACCGCTGCTGCATCTGAGACGACACCGAAGAACCCTTGATGGCGTCCAACTGCTCCGGGCTGAGATCGCCGACCACCTCGCCATTGATGTCGATTTTGGCACCGGGCAGGCCGTCGATGATCTGCTTGAGCGCCGTGACGTCTCGGGTCTCACGCTGCAACAGCTCGCCATTGGTCAGCAGACGCACCTCCCCGGTAGGCAGACGCTCAGCGAATCCACCACGGACCGCGTAATCCGCCGCCACTGGATCGCTAATGGCCTTCTGGTCGATCTTGAAGGACTTCTGGTAGTCAGCGTTTAGCAGAGCCTCGTCGATGTTTTCACGGGCCTTCAGAAGCCTTCGCAGGGCAGCGTCAATAGCTGGGGAGGCGTTCTTGATCTCTGGGAACAGCACCGAGTCCGTTGGTGTGATGCCAAACGTGCGCTCGATGAGTTGACCGATCTTTGACCCAACACGGCTTGCCTCCTGAAGAAGCAGCATGTCTGTGAAGTTCTGCCGCGTAGATCCGAACCCGCGCAGGAATGCGTCTGGCTTCTGAGACGACAGGATCCGGCCCACCTGCTCTGCCGCCAGTTCCTCACCAACATAGACCGCACGGTCAGAAGCCGTCGGGTTGGCCGATATGACGTTGGCGCGTGCGTCCTCCGGCAATTGTTTGACGTAGTCGTTGAAGAGCTGCTCGACCTTGGCTGGTGAGTATTGCCCCTCGCTAACCAGCCGCACCGTGCCGTCCGGGTTGGGCACATAGGCTCCGGTAAGGGTCTCGACAAATCCGGTGACGTCGCCTTGGAACTGCTTGGTCTTTGCCAGTGCGTGCAGCAGCTCGTGGCCCAGCGTGTAGATCGGGCTGTCACCCTTCACCTTGGGCATCGCGTCCACGTTGATGAGGATGCGCGGAGTGGCCGCATTCTCGTCAGGGACAACACCGCGAGCCGTGACACCAGCACGCTTCTTGAACTCGTCACCTCGCAGGATCTCTACACCAATGTCTCCGCGAGTGCCTTTGATGAGGCTTTCCAGATCCATCAGGTTGGCCGCAGTGTCAGTTCCGAACCGCTCTTGGACCGACTGATAGGCCGCCTTCTTCTCCGGTGCCAGCGTGTCAACGTAGGTGTTCAGGTCGTTGAGTCGTGCCGCCTTTGCCTCGCTACCGGTCAGTGTCTGCAGACCACGAGCGCCAAGAGAACCAAGAGCACCAGCCACACCTCCGGATCCAATTCCGGAAGCAGCTCCTTCCTCTCCGCCAGAAAGATAACCAAGAGCACCACCAAGAGCAGCGCCTTCCAGCGTTCCAGCAGTTCCTGCAAGTGCAGTGCGTAGTGCAGCGTCTCCACCATAACGTCCAATGGTTCCGATGATCCTTTGCCGCATGTTGGCCTCTGGGATAGCTCCAACAGCCTCCAAGGCCCCAATACGGGTCGGTGTCATGCCCATCTGAGCACCGGCAGATTCCAGAGCGCGTCCAACGTCGGTGGCAGCTTCTGCAATGAACGGCACCGCTCCAACCGCTCCGATTGCAGGGCCAACACCTGTAGCCGCCAGAACGCCAGACGTGGTTGCCGCGCCGCGCAGGGCCTCTGGAGAGATTCCAGTGGCTTCTGTGACAAACCTTCCGGTAGCAGCAGAAAGACGCTCCACGGGCTTTGATATAGCTTGGACACCCTTGCCAGCGACTCCAACAGCTTTTCCAAGAGCCTTGGCAGCCACCTTCTCGGCTCCCAGAAGCTGACCAACACCCGGGACGAACATGGTCGGATCAGCAACCATGGCCACACCCTGCACGAACTCAGGGTTTAGATCCTCAGGCTTGAACATGATCGACATGTCGCCCTTAGCATACGCATCGAGATCCTTGTTGAATTGACGAGCCTCAAGGAACTGACCGTATCGGTTCTCAAGCGTTCCGGTTCCGCTGATGAGGTTGTTCAGCTTAAACAGTGCTGAGTCTGGATCTTGAGACTGAGCGACCAGCCCGTACAACTGAGCGGTGCCCTGAGCCAAGCCTTCAACATAGTTCTTGGGATTGAACGCCGCTCCAGTAGTCAGTGCAGCCTTACCAGCAGCTCCAGCGGTCTGGACTACCGTATCGGCAGCGGTCAGCAGGCTTTGTAGCCAGTCAGTCTGTCGCGTCTTGTTGTAATCCTCGAAGAGCTGATACTGCTCCTGCGTAGGCGTGAAGTTTGGATCCTGAAGAGCGTTGGCAATGTCCTCACCGGACAACTTAGTATCCAGCAGGCTTTCAACGCTCCCTGCCGATTGTGGTCCTAGCAACGAGTCGATGTCAGCCTGAGATAGTGTCATTGGAGAGCGCGGAGTTCTTGTTCTGCTTGCTGACGAGTAATTGATCCAGACTGGAACCTAGCCCTGATCGACGCCACACGAGGGTCGGATGCGAGTTGCGATTGCTCTGCCGTAGTTTCTGGCTGAGTAGATTTCAGGCCAATAGCTTTGGCTTTCAACTTAAGACCAGACTCAGCTCGATTAAGAATAGAGTTTAACGCTGTTATGTTAGACTCCTTAAGCGAAAACAGCTCAGTCGGGTTTCTGACGATTGAATCAAGAATTGCCTGATCTTTATCTGAAACCACTCCTTGGCCTATGATTTCAGGCCGCAGCTTTGCCTTTGCTGCATTTACGAGCTGTGCCGCTTCAGCTTTAACTTGAGGGTTCTGCTGCTGCATTGCCCCCATGTTTGCAATCTCGATCAGCCTTTGAATCGTAGTCTTACTGTCCAAAACGTTGGCGTACTGCTCTCGGAAGTCAGAAGCCTCCTTGTCTGTAGGAGCGATTCCCTTGTATTCTGGGAAGTCGATCGTCAAAGCACGTTGCCTAGCAATGTCTGATTGGGTTGGCGTCTTCTGCTCAACCAGCTTCCTCTCGCCGCCCATCGAGACAACAGTTCCAACACCGGGAACCTCTTCGGTTGAAACCTGAGGCAGCTTTCCAGCAGCGATAAGGGCCTTGTCCAGAGACTCAAGACTCTGCACCGGCACACCCATGCTGCTGAACATGGCAATCGCATCAGACCGGATCTGTTCCGGGGTGCGTTTAACCGGCGGAAGCCGTTGGACGTCCTGCATCGCAGAAGGCTCACCAGCGCCCTGAACCGGCAAGGGTTGGAACTGGGGCATCTCAGTGGGGATTTGACCAAGACCAATAACCGCATTGCGCTCGGCTTCACGTTGCTTGGCCAGACGATCCGCTTCTGAAAGTTGGAGATTACCCAACGCAATCTGCTGCCGTTTGAGCTGTTGTTGAAGATCTTGTTCTCCACGCTGCTGATACTGCTGGAGCAACATCGCGACGTCACCAATGGCTGCCTTTTTCTTCGCAAGGCTCATGTCTCCGAACTTGTCACCGATAGCCACCATGCGGTTGAGCATCGAGCGATCGGCCTGAACCTTCTGCGTAAACCGATTGAGATCCGCCTCGCTTACACCGGGAGGCAACTGGCCAGTCTCGTAGTAGTTCTGAAGTGCCTGATAGCTAGGATCACTCGCCAATGCCTGCTGTGCCATGCCGAAGAGCGTCTCTCCAGTTTGGATGGCAGCCTCGTTCTGCGCCTTGTTGTCCTGATACCGCTGGATGGCCTGACCGATACCAGCACCAAGCTGCGCGATGCCTGCCGCTAGGTTACGTCCCGGAGCGGTGGCAGCCTCCATGTAACCGGGCGGAAGTACCGGCTGTCGCATTCCGGTGTAAGGTGTCGAATATCCGTAGGTGGCCATAACTAGTCCTCGTGCTGATCGTGGTATGCTGCCTCGCGAAGTCTCAATGAAATTGCCCGCATAAGCGACCAACCGCCCACGATCCACGCCACGGTTAGGATCATGTCGTTGCCGCACTGCCGGATGACGTCAGCCACTCGCTGCTTCCAAGGCTCGTCAGACGTCTCCCAAGCCACAGAGTCCGCGTAGGTGTTGGTGATCGACGCAATGACCGGCTGAAGCCTCCAAGCGTGTTGCAGGTAGAACGGCGTCGAGTACAGGGCGTTCGCCGACATCAGTACCCGCAGCAGGTTCTCCGGGTTGTAGGCCGTGTCCCCGTCGATGAGATCGTCGATCTGATGGCAGTAGGCATGGAAAGACACCACAAAGGCCAAGGCGTCCGGATGCCCGTGGCAAACCTCTTGATAGATGGCGACAATCTCCTTCATGCCGGGACGAAGTCTGTAGCCGCACTGCTAGGCTTGCCACGCCAGATCTCAAGGTTTGAGAAGATCGAGAAGCTGTGAACCTTGGCCCCATGCACAGCCCCAGCAGGAACGTGTCTGGTCCATCCTAGGTTCCTCGTGCAGAGCGTCCTCCGCTTGTTGCCCATCATCCACTCGACGTTTCCCAGCCAGTGCGTGATGCGTGAGTCGCACTGCTCGTGTGTGTGGAGCGGTATGATCTCTCCTTTAGGGCAGAACCAGACCTCCAACTGCCAGTTGAACAACCGAAACAGTTTGATTCCTACGCATCGCTGGAACCTTACGATCACAGGCTTTTGCCAAGGTACTTCGCACCAGACTCAATGCCTCCGATGATGTCCTGCTTGAGCTGACTCTTCATCTCGTCACGTTGGTTCAGAAGGCCGCCATACTCTCCCATGATGCCGCGCCCCATGTTGGGATCCATTCCGAGCTTCTTGATCTCTTCGTCAGAGTATCCCTGCTCTTTGAGGAACTGGATCTGACCGTACTGCTGGTCCAGACCCTGAGCGTACCGTTGCAGCCCGGAAGGTCCTTGAGACATGGGCATGCTGGGCGCTTGGTATGGCTGACTCATGCCGTACCGACCAAATCCACCTCCGACTTGCTGTGAGTAGCCGTAGTTCATAGTGATCCTGCAGCACCGATGCCCGCACCGATGAGAGCCGTGGTGTTAGCCGCGCTGGCCGTCCGAGCCGCAAGCTGCTGTTGAGCGTTTCCACCATAGATGTCCGCAGCGTACTGGCTTTCCGGGTTGAACAACATTCCCGGAGCCATGCCCTGAGCCTGACCAAAGGCACCTTGGGTCATGCCGAACGCCTGCGAAGGACGTCCAAGCACCTGCTGGAAGACGTCGCCGTAGACCGCCTGCTGCGCCCCGATGCCCTGCATGGCCTGCTGCTGACGTTGCTGCTGCAATCCAGCACCCATGAGTTGAGACCGCACCGCTTCCTCGACAGCACCACGAGGACTCTCAGCCAGCCCACGAGCCGCAAAGGCAGCCCGAGTCTGTTGCTGGGCCATGCGCTGCTGCTCCGGAGTCAGCCTAGAGCCAGCCGCCAGATTGGACTGGGCCTGAGACGCCAGCATGTCCGCCAACGCTGCAGCCTGCGGGGAGGACTGTTGTATGGCTGCACGGGCACGAGGACCCAGCTTCTCGATGTCACCGATGTCACCCTCACGCGAGATGCCACGGGCCTGCGCCTCGGTCTTGGCAAGCTCCGGGGCCATCTGCCCATAGATCGCGGTGATCTCAGGAGCAAGCTGCCGAGCAATCTGCGCGTTCAGGGCAGCAAAACGTGGCGCGTATTCCGCCT